CAAGGCGATCCGCGCCAAACTCACTCGCCAGAAGTGGCTGTTCTACTGCTATCTGGTCACCCTCAGCCTCATCTTCATCCACACTCTCATCAGAACTAAGCTGCCCGAAGCTGCTATATGGATCGAAAGATTTTACTTCGGCTTCGCAGCCACCTCGTTTGTTCTGTCGTTCAAGCTGCCCGGCACGCTTATGGCGGTGCAAACTGATCGGGTCGACGCTGTCATCGCCGCACGGCGGGGCAGCGCTTCGAAACTGGATCGCAGCTAGCTGGCGACGCGGGTCCTAACCTTAGGCTGCAAAATTTCCTCGACCCCGGCGCGGATCGGGGCGCGAGCATTGCCAGCCGCCGTCCCCGCGTAAGGCATCCATGTCGCCGACGATTGCCTTTACTTTTTCCGAATAGGATCGGACGATTTCGTCTTGTTCGTCCTGACTGAGCTTATCCATAGCTTTCCTCCGTTCGGTTCAATGCTTGACGATGCGGGTGCGCAAAAGCGCCTCGCTTGGGTTTACCGGGTCGTTGCTGAAATCGGGGGGATCGTGGTCGGGCTGGTGATGGCGCTTCGCGCGCGCGGCTCCGAAACCAGACCTACAAGATTCTTGCTTATTATGGACTCTGGATTCTGGAGTCATGCTGCGTGCATTGCTTGTTCCGAATTCCGCTTTATTTTCAGTACCTTTCGACCACCGAGCGGCCGACATCTTTTTTCCCTTTTTGCTCCACTTTTCTTCACGTACCATTTTCCGTGAGTAGATCGTGCCCCTCGAATTGACGCTAAAAACGCCCGCTTTTTGCAGTTCGGCCAGCAGCGTTTTGACCCGCCTCGGCGTGCCGTTTGTCAGCGTGGCGAGCGTCTGTGCATCGACCTTCTGGCGCCCTAACTTGAGATGACCGCGAGGCTTGGCGGCATCCATGAGGCAAAGCATATCCATCCAGAGGCCGCGCGCGGCAAAGCTGCATGTGCGCAAGGCGGGGTCTCCGAGCCAGTCGGACGGATAGAAGCGCATCCACCGTTCCGCCGTCATTCTGCCGCCTCCGAAAATAGAAGACGGAGTTTTAGCGAGCACGTCGCGGCCCATCTGGCGATGCATGCGGCCTCGGCTTCGTCATCGTTGCCGGCCGCGATCCGAAGGGCCTTGCAGTATTGCTTCGCTTGCGCCTTGGCGTCGGCGCGGGACAGCTTGCCGCCGCCCTTGCCATGGATCGCGGCGCGCCATGTGGCCGGCGGGACCGATTCATGCGGAATGCGGTAGCTGATTGCCTCGCCCCGGATGATGCCTTGGATTTCCGGCAATAGCAGCTGGTCGGCATTGACCGTCCAGGCGGCGGGATCGGTACCGCCCAGCCCGAGCAGATCGGGGTTCGGCTTCTTGGGATAGGCCGAGATGCGCCGCCGGGCGCGCTCCCACACGATGAAATCGGGGCGGCGCTCTTTCGGCCCGACCAGCCGCTTGAACTGGCGCGCGAACAGTTCGCATTTTTCCTCGGGATCGCCCGCGTCCTTGCACGAAAACGAGCCGCAACGCATGTCGCGCTCGTTGCCGGGGTATTCGTAAAGAGCGAACCCGGTGCGCGTGATGGACTGGTCGAGGCCGAGGATCAGCATGGGGCCGGCGCCCCCACGTAACTTTTTGCCGTTTCATTTGAGGGCCGGCCGATGAATTGCGGGCCGCCTGAGTGGCGTCGATCAAAGCGATACCAGCTGCAGGAGTCTTTCGACTGGTGCTTCGTTCCGGGCACCCATTTGAGCCGGCCGACAGCGACGATGTGGGAGCAAAAATCCAGATATGGCGCCGCCTGCTTGGTGTGCGCCCAATCGGCGTCAAACAGAAGCCATGTCGGTAGGAGATTGGAAAAGCGTTCGATCATGGGGTGCATGACCGAGCGCGTCCAAGGAGGGTTTGTAACGATGGCGTCGGCGCCCTGAAATATGTTTGGATCGCAGGTCAGGGCGTCGAAGCCGTCGCGCAGATCGCGGGCAAAGGCGCAAAGGAAGCCGAAGCGGCATAGATGCGCGACCAGATTGCCGGCGCCCGCGCAGGGCTCGACAAAGGTCGCGATCCCTTCGGCGCGCAGATGCGGGATCACCGGCATTACCGCCTTCAAAGGGGTGGCGTAATCGTCCGCCTTGCTCCGGGGGAACGAGGACCGCTTACCCATGGCGCGGCACCCGAGGCTGATAGCCGATCAGCTGATGATAGGGGCACCATTTCTGGTCCTTGCGGGTGCCAGCGCCGCAAAATAGGTGCTGATCCGGGGCGGCGCTATGCGGGCTCACCGGCCAATGGCAATCGCCGCGCTTCAATTCGGCCAGCGGGACGAAGCGCATGCGCGGCGGCGGCAGCTGGACGACCGGCGCCGCGGTGGCTTTTACTTTCGCGGCGACTTTTTTCACCGGCCACCTCCTCGGGCTCGCGACTTTGGGCGGGCGCTTCATCAGCGCCCTTAATCGGTCATTGCGGAAAATCCGGCCGATGGCCGCGCCTCGGGAAATTCCCATCGCTTGGCCGATCTTCGCGGCCGACCAGCCTTTTGCGAGCATGCCGGCCACCTTCTCGCGGTCGATCTCTTTCCAGATGACGTTCTCGGGTTCTTGATTTGGCATGGCGGGGCCTCCTATTCGACGGCCTCGGCCAGATCGGCCTCGTCGTCGTCCTCGGGGTCGTTTCCGCCATCATCAGCGGCGGCCAGATCAGCGGCTTTCTTGGCGCGATCGGCTTGTTTCTTCTCCATGGCGGACTGAAGGTTGGCGGCCATTTCCGCCTGCGCCTCTTTCCAGCCCTTCGCCCACGCCCGGCCCTGCGCCGAATTCTCGTCGTAAGGATTGGTGTTGGGGCTGGCGGCTTCATATGCCGCCCTTTCGCCCTCGCGCCTCGCGCGATCGACGGCCGGCTCGCGGTCGAAATCGAATTCCGTTTGAGCGCCGATCGGCAGCGCGAAATATTGGCCGATCTGTGCCCGGCGCTGCTGTTCGTTGATAATAATCTGCGGGTCCTCGATCTGCGCACAGCGAAGGCCGAAATCGATGTCGGCGAGGACGATGCCGTCCGCCTTGGCTTGCTTTCGGAGCGCGAGCCGCTTGGCGTTCTCAGCCTTGCATATATCGGTTTGTTTCAGGATTTCGCCGAAGTGATGCATGAAAAGGGCCTTTTGCTCGGCTGGCGTAAGGTCCTTGGAATTGTCGCCGATGGTGGCGGGCATGGGTGGCCTCCTCTTTGGGTCCAAGGGGCGGCCACCGCGTCAGTCGAGGCCGCCATGGAGGAAAAGGAACCCCAGCGGCGCGGTGGCCTTTTTCCCGCCGGCCGGGGGCAAGGTGCGGCCGGCGGAACAGAAAAGGCGGCTATTCCGCCGCCTCGTTTGGCGCCGGCCCGAAAATATCCGGGCGCAACAGATGGCAGGAGATGCCGGTTTCGAGGGAAACCCGGCGGGCGTGCTTGTAGGGGACGACCTTCCAGGCATCCACCGCTTGCCGCGTTATCCCGAGCATCGGCCCGAGGATGCGCGATCCCCCGGCCCTTTCCTTTGCGAGCTTGCAAGCCGCGAACGGATCATTCGGCAAAATGTCTTTGCGTGCGCTCATGCTCAGAATGAAAACAATATTTGCACGACGGATCAAGACATTTTGAGAATTCCACGGTGACAAGCTAAGCTGGCGTGTGGCATGGTTGAACTTAGGTGGGGGAAATGCACCTGTGACGAGCGGGAAAAGGCGATTAGGGAGCCGCGCTGAATCAGCGGCGGGTAAAAAACGGGAGGCAGCTGAAAAGCATGCAGAGCTTGTCGAGCTTGGCAAACGCATCAGATATCTCAGGAAGGAAATACTCGGCTACCACCGGCAATCCGACTTTGCTGACCGCCTTGGGGTGACCCGAGGGGCCGTAGGAAATTGGGAGATCGGCGTCGGAATGAAGCGCGATCACCTGATAACGATCGCGAAGGAATTCAATATTTCGTGGCTCTGGCTTGCCGAGGGAAAAGGCTCCCCGATCGCAAAGCCGAGCATAGATTCAAAGCTGGAACTGCTCCCGCCGGAAGAATACGAAACGCTCTATGAGCACTTTCAGGCCATGATTGATAACCGGCTGCGGGCATTAGGAAGGAAAGAGAACGGGGGCGACGAAGACTCGGGTCCGCCCGAGGTTGAAACAGGGGGTTATTCACAGCGGCGGAAACCAAAATAATGAGAGGTTATATGCGGTTATGGGTAGACTCTTGGTATCGGAACATGACTCAGAGGATGGACTCCCCCCGGCTCTGACAGACTTTCACGTCGTTGCCGTGGGCGACAATTTCGTCGCCCATATGCAGACGGAGGACGGCAAGCGAATGGCCGTCCTGATTCGATCGTTCGACGACGCCGCTTGGCTCCAGCATGAGGCCAGCCAAGCCCTCGCAGCGATGATCTCCAGCGTTCGAAATGCCCCCTACCCGGCCCGGCAATTCGCCGAGGTGATCCGGCGCGCCGCGCGCCCGGACGTGCACAAGAGCCATGTCCGATTTAACCCGGCCACCGAGCAATTCAATTACCATCTTCACTTCCCCCGACGCGCGCCGATCTCGATGACGCTGACCGACGCGGACATCGACATTATGCGCGCCAAGCAGCAGGCCGCCCGATCGATCGCGCGCGCCGATCGATAATCATACCAACGGATATCTTGACGCCGCCCGAGGCCGCCAAACGCGCTTCGGGGGCGAGTCTCCGCGTCGGACTCACTCGACGTTAGCCAGCGAAGCGACTCCTCCCCTTTTGCAAATAACATTTGCACGCCTCTTGTGGGACTGTGCAAATATTGTTTTCATAAGGACCTCCACCAAAGGGAGGACTTCATGCAAAACGATTGGGATAAATGGCAGGCCGCGCTCGCCGATCCGAGCAAGATTGGCACCGGAAAACTCACCATTCATCCGGGCGAGCCTTGGACCGGCTATTTCCGCGTCCGCCGCAAGGGCGGCGATTGGGAGCCTGTGCAGTTTTGGCGGGGCGCTGACGGCGATTGGTACGCGACGCGATCCGGCCGCCCCGTCGATCGCGAACAGATCGAGGACTTGTTTCTGTGGGCCGTCAAGCAGCCCATCAGCGAGGAAGCGTTTGACCGGGCCAAGGCCGGCAACGGATGGGCCGACGAGCCCGAGCGCCCAGCCGCCGGCATAGGCCATAACAGCGGCGCCGAGGCCGATGAATACGAGGCCCTGCGCATCGAATGGCTCGGCGAAAAGGAACAGGCCCTCGCCTTCCTGAAAAAGCCGATTGCCAGCAAGGAGGACGCCGACAAGGCGGCCATATGGGCGCGGCGGCTCAAGGATATCGCCAACCGGGCCGACAAGCTGCACGCCGAGGAAAAGGCGCCGGTTCTCGTCAAAGCCCGGAAGATCGACTCCAAATGGCGCGAATTGCGCGAGGAGCCCGAGGGCCTGCAAAAGCTCCTGAAACGGCATCAGCTTGCGTGGCTCCAAGAGCAGGACCGGCTTGAAAAGGAGCGCGTGCGGGCCGCCGCCGCCGAAGCCGAGCGCTTGCGCCGCGAGGCCGAGGAAACCTTGAGCAAGGCAAGGACGCCCGAGGCCGAGCGCGAGGCCGGCGAAAAGCTGGCTGCCGCCAAAGAGGCCGAGCGCGAGGCGGAATACAGGCGCCCGCAAGCCGGGCGGACTGGCGCCAAGACATCGCTGCGCACCCGCCGCGTCGGCCGGATCATCGATCTCGACACCTTCCTCGCCTCGATCAAGGACAGCCAAGAAATCAAGGACGCCGCCGATAAGGCCTGCGCGCGCTTGGCGAAAGCCAATGTCGCGGTGCCTGGAATGGAGATTATCGAGGAAAGGACAGTCGTATGAACCAGCTTGCAAAAGCGCCGCGCCGGTCTGTGCTTGTCGATATGGCCGCGCATTTCGGCATGGAGGCCGATGCCTTCGAAATGACGGTGCGGGCGCAATGCTCGCCGACCCAAAAGAAGGGCGAGCAATTCCGGCCGCTGACCCGCGAGGAATTCGCCGCCTTCCTGCTGGTCGCCAAGAAATACGACCTCAACCCGCTGACGCGCGAGATTTTCGCCTATCCGAAGCGTGGCGGCGGTGTCGTGCCGATCGTCTCGATCGACGGGTGGATCAACCTCGTCAATTCGCATCCAGCTTGCGACGGCTTCGAATTCACGTGGGAGCGCGACGCCAACGGCGATCCGATTTCTTGCACGTGCATCATGCATCGCAAGGACCGAAGCCACCCGACCGTCGTCACCGAATACCTCGCCGAGTGCTGGCGCGACACCGAGCCGTGGAAAATGAAGCACCGCATGTTGCGCCACAAGGCGCTGATGCAATGCGCCCGCTATGCCTTCGGCTTTGCCGGCATCTATGACGAGGACGAGGGCCGGCGGATCGCCGAGGATCAGAACGTTGCCCTATTGCCGCCAGCGCCACGCGCGCCGCGCATAGGTCAGCAGAGCCCTGCTGGTGAAAAAATCCAGACGGCGCAGGGTGACGCGACGGAGGTCGAGTCCGGGACCGGGCAGCCGCCGGTAGACTCGACCTCCCCCCTTGATGACGAGCCTGACCCCGATCGCGAGGAAATGGGCGGCGTCGATGCCGACTCCACCCCGGACACGGAATTCTTTGACGAACTGCGCGACCGGCTGGCCGAGGCGAAAGATGCCGCGAGCGTGGAGGAAATCTGGACCGAGCTTGATCCGATGGCACGGTTCGAAGGCTCCGACCTTGATCAAGAGATTTGCCAAAAGATCAAAGCGCGCCGGCTGCGCGAGATTGAAAAGGAGGATGCGAAATGAGGCCGACGTTCGACAATGCCGCCCTGATCGATTGGATCGCCGCGCAGGACCCGGAGCAATACTATGATTACGTCAGCTGCCGCGAGTGCTTGCTGGCGCAATATCTCCGCTGCCGTGGCTTCCCCCATGCATTCGTCGACTCCGAGCGCGCGCACATGCGGCGCTATGGGCTGGACGCACGCGATTTGCCCCCCGGCTGGAGTGAGGTAGCGCACGCCAAGCCTTGGACGTTCGGCGCCGCCCTCGCCCGCGCAAGGCAGGTGCTGAAATGCCACTGACGAAGGACGAGGAGCAATTGTGGCGTGCCGAGCAATACCAGCGCCTTGCCGCCCTCAATTATGACAAGGCGCTGGAAAGCGACCGCAACGCCGACCGTCTGATCTACCAGAGGATGGGGGCGACCTATTCGCGGTTCTCACGCCGATTGATGGGAATAGAGCAATGAAGGACGATATCCCCCCGCTCCGCATGACCGTCGAAGCCGGCAAGCTAACGCCGGCCGATGCCTTTTCCGCCGAGAGACTCGAGTCCTACCGGCATGGCACGACGATGTTCGTCCAGCCGATCACCGATCCACAAAGCAAGAAGCGCCGGAAGTTTTGGGCAATCCTCGGACTCGTCATCAAGAACTGCGAGACGCCCTGGCGCACCGTCAAGGATGCTGCGAACGCGATTAAGCGGACGTTCGGCCTGATGGATGACGGCGGCACAATCGGCAACGTGCGGATCATGTATCCGCGCAGCCTGAATGATCTGAGCGAGCCCGAATTCGAGGAGTTCTACGAGGACGCGATGATTTATTTGCAGCGCGTGACCGGGGTGGACCCCGAGACCCTTTCCAAAGAAGCGCCCGATACGGGCGATGATGAACCGCCGGCCTCCGATGGTCTCCCGGACGCCGGCAAAGGCAGCGGCGGCGCTTCCCCCCCGTCCGCCGCTGCAACCCCCGATCGGGACGAATGCATCGCAAAGTTTCTGCAATTCGCCACCGACGAGGAAACGGCGGCGCCATGGAAGTTGGAGAGCCTTGTCCCGACCGTGAAAGCGGCATGGGTGCAACAATTGCCCGACGATATCCCCTTTGTTGAGGCGTGCTGCCGAACGGCGGAACAGCTTATCAGAGGAGAGATCAAAGGCCCGGAGGCGACCCGCTATCTTCACGCGCTGGCCGCCAAGCCAAAGGAGAACGGCAATGGTCACGACGGAAGAAGCCAAGCAAATCTGCGATCGGGTCAATCTGGTCGTTGATGCGATTAAACCGCACTTGGCCGGGCACCCGCCAGAGGTCCAGAGCGTCGTGCTTGCCGATCTGGTCGCCACCTTCATTGCCGGCTGGTCGCCGGGCATGCGCAAGAAGATGCTCGACGCTCTGATCGCGAATGTCGGCGATCTGATCCACGTCAACGAGATGATCCTTTTCGGCCCGGAGGGGCACCCGGACAGGGAGATGACACGCCAATGATCAGCTACCGCGAAAAAGCCAATTGCGCAGCCCGCGAGGTCAAGCAGCGGCGGTGGGTCTATTCCCGGCTCGTCGCCGAGGGCCGCATGCGGCAACAATCCGCCGAGCACGAAATCGAGGTAATGCAGGCCATCGCCGACGACTATCAGCGGTGGGCCGATGAGGAGGAATTTCAAACGAGGTTGCCGCTATGACTATCAGGCCCGACCCACTCGCTTATCCGCCGCGCGGCTTGCCGCATGATGAGGCCGCGCGATATGTCGGCGTCAGCCCGACCAAATTTGACAAGCTGGTATCGGAGCGCCGCATGCCAAAGCCCCGGCAGATTGACGGGCGCACCATTTGGGATCGCGTGGAACTGGACATCGCCTTCTCCGAACTGCCGAAGAAAGGCGAGGTCAGCCGCATCGATGAGCTACTGGAAAAGAGCCGAAATGGAGCGGCCTGATTGCGTTTCTATAGTTGAGCGAATATAGTTTCTATCCTAACGTCCGGCCATGGACTTCGAATTTGACCCGGCCAAGAGCGCCACGAACCTTAAAAAGCACCGCATCGACTTTGATGCGGCGCAGGCCCTCTGGCTCGACGACCGGCTATTGGAAGTCCCGGCGAAAACTGAGGATGAGCCCCGCTTTCTGGCAATTGGCCAGATCGGCGGCAAGCACTGGACAGCGGTTTTCACCTATCGCGGCACAGCCATTCGGATCATTTCGGTACGCCGCAGCCGGGAAAAGGAGATAGAGCACTATGAAAGCCTCTGAATTTGACCAACAGTTCGACGCAGGCGAGGACATCGCCGAGGCGGTAGATTGGGACAAGGCACACCGCCCCAATCTGGAGCCCCATCGCGTCAACGTCGATTTCCCTTCGTGGGTGGTCGGGAAATTGGACCTTGAGGCGCAGCGCTTGGGGATCACCCGGCAAGCGCTGATTAAGGTCTGGATCGCCGATCGGCTGGAGGGGCGCAATGGGAAAGCTGCATAGTCATCCCGGCGTATCGTCGCGCATCAAGAACGGGAAAGAGGTCTGGCGCTACCGCGAGTCTGGTCGCAACGGGCGCCAGATCAATTTGCCCGGCAAGCCCGGCGACCCGGAATTCGAGCGCGCCTATCAGAGCGCGGTCGAGGGGCGGATGGTGGTCGCGTCGGCTGGAATTGTCCCGATCGGGGATGCTCGGTCCTTCGGCGCCGCATGGCGGCTCTTGCAGCGCTCGAATGATTATTGGCTCGCGCTGGACGACGCCACGCAAGACAAGAACGAGCGCTATATCCGAATCTTCTTGAAGACCCCCATCGTGCAAGGCGAGGAGATCACGTGGCGCGATGTGCCGGTCAAGTCGATGAAGATTAAGGACGCCCGGCGGCTGATCGAAGCCCACCAATTGGAGCACCCGACGAAGGCCAAGCACTTCCTCGTCGCCCTGCGAAAGCTCATCGCTGTTGCGATCCGCGAGGAGTGGATCGAGGCGGACCCGACCTATACCCTTCAAGCCAGAATTCCTCCGACCGATGGACACGAACCGTGGCCCCTCGATATCCGCCAGAAATACGAGGCGAGGCATCCCATCGGCACGGCTGCGCGGACTTGCTATGAGCTGGCGTTCTGGCTCGGCAATCGGCGGTCGGACATTGCCCGCTTGAGGTGGGAGCATTTGGTCGAGGAAGAAGTAGAGTTGCCGAACGGCGAGCCGATCACACTGTTTGCCTTCGCCTTTCGCCAGAAAAAGAACAGCAAGAGGACCGGCGGCAAGGAGATGTTCCTGCCCTTGCGTCGCCAGCTGTCAGACGCGCTTGCGCCGCTGCCACGCGATACCGGGCATGTGCTCATCAACGCCTATGGGAATCCCTTTTCGGAAAAATCGCTCACCGGCATGATGGCGCACTGGACCAAGCAGGCCGATATCCCGGCCGGCTATACGCTGCACGGCTTGCGGCATTCCTTCGGCAACTGGCTCGCCGAAAACGGAGCGACGGCGCGCCAGATACAGGAGGCCATGGGGCATTCATCACAGCGCGAGGCCGATCGCTATTTGAAGAAGGCGAACCGGAAGCGGCTCGTCAGCGATGCATTTTTGATCGGGGAAGATAAAGAATCACGGCGGGAGGCGGCGCGCCGAAGGGCTGGTTTCCGAGTCATCGAATAGGGGCCGACTCGGCCCCCATCTTTTCGGGCCCATTATCGGGCCCCGGTCGGGCCCCACGTCGGGCCCTTTTTCGTGTCGGGCCCCATGTTGGGCCCATGTTGGGCCCAAAGGCAATTTATGTAATGAAATCAAATAGATTGGTGGGCCCGGAGGGACTCGAACCCCCAACCAAGCGGTTATGAGCCGCCGGCTCTAACCATTGAGCTACAGGCCCTGCCGTCGTCGCCGGCGGTTGCGGACCAATGGCAGTCCGCTGTGCAGGCTCTAGCGTAAAACCTTTTTGCCGACAAGCCATTGCCGCAATAGCTACACAATCGGTAAGCATGGAATCGAGGATAAACAACCGGAGAG